CTCCAGCGGCACGATCTGGTCAGCATCCTCAATGCCTAAGACATCAATCATCTGTCGATGAAGCTTCGGTAGGTCGTACAACTGAGGTGCTGTACCGGCTAACTGAAGAGCCGCTTGATACTGCATGATCCTCTGAGCCATTGTGGAGGAGTTGGGATCACTTACGGGAATGACATCCACTCGGTCGTCGAAGTCCTCTGGCTTCATAACTTCATCGCCATCGAGGTCATACGGGTAATCATGCGGAGAATGATCTCTTACGATCTCTTCAAGGATCTTAAACTCATCCTTCATTGAAGCGTGGAGTCGAGCCTGAACCGCTGTCATGACTTTCATGGATCGCTCCATGAGTGCAAGCGTAGTTCCCACAGGTGCTTGCTGATTCATGTCGCTAATATTTAGATCCGTCAAGGAAGCGAACCTGCGACCCTCCTCGACAATGTTCCCAAGTAGATTCGTCAGAACCGATGATGGTTCCTTGTAGGGGAGGAACGTAATGTTCTCTGCAATGGAACCACTAGGAACATCAACATCCCTGAACTCACCGGGAGAGATCGGCGTATCATCTCCCCGGATTCGCAACCCTCTGGACTTCAAGCCACCGGGAAGATTGTTAAGCGTACCTGCATCCACCAACTGCCGAAGGATTGACGTGGCGGACTTAGCGATACCGCCAATCATATGGACAAGACCAAACCCGTAAAAGCCAAGACCGGGAACGTATTCGTAATGGACAAAGTGATTCCGACGCATGCGATTCTTATCGGACTCAACCCAGTTCCGACGGATAGAAAGAATCGATCTAGAGCCCTGATCAATCGTCACTACATAAGGAAGCGCGATGCCTGTCTCTTCACAGCAATCGTCAACATCCTCGAATCCTTTAAGATCAATATCAACATGCATCTCAAGAATTGTGTGGCGTGCATCTTCATCGTAGCTGGGGCTTTCGCCAGTCAGCTCATCATACTTCTCTTGGATTCGACCCTCAGAGTTTGGGTCATTAGTCAGGTCTACGTCGCGATAAAAACCACTTACCTGAAGCTTGCGAATATCATTTGCTCCACGCTTCATGACGTGAGTGATTCGCTCGCAAGTCATCAATGAGGAAGCGCCGTAGGAAACGACGAGGTCTTCAGACGGGATGAACATCGCACAAGGGCGGTTCATGTTGGGATCCCAGTAGACCTTGCGGAAAGCAGACCCGGCCAGGGGAAGACTAAAGAGAAGCTTCTCCGTCTCCGGTCGATACTCCGACATCACCTCAGTGGTGAGGTAGTTCATAAAGTTTTGAATGCGGTGAGACTGGCGCTCTTTCTCGGGAGTCATCTTGCCAACAATTCGAGTCTTCACCGGACCACTCGCCGGGAAGATCTCGCCAATCGCTTGGCTCTGGAAACGGACTACTGCTTCAGAAAGAATGGGATGCGTAACACCGCAGGCACCTTCCCAAGGAGAGGTCCGATCATCGATCTTCATCCCCAGTTGGTCGAGCCCCTTGACGTAGCTTTCCTCCCAGTCCTTCCGACTGTTCTTATCCCCGCGATACTGCCCGACAAGTTCAGAAGCCAGCGCACCTAAGTCTGCGTCCTCCATGACTTCAGCGAGGTTTGCACCAAAGTCAACCTCAGCCATCATCTGGGCATCAGGGTCAAAGTCAATCAGAATCCCGCCATCTTCCGTTTCGATGACAACTGCTTCCCCCTCTTCATCCATAGGGAAACCCTCATCCATGGATGGAGGAAGTAGGTCTTCAATCGAGACCGGCATCTCTGACAGTGACTTCTCTATTGCCAACTGGGACTCCTGTAAACATTCATGAGCTAGAAGCTGTATTTCTTATTCGTAACAGGTTTTTTCTTTTTAAGCTTCTTAGCAGCAGGCACCCTCTTCATCTTCTTGGTGCGGGCAGCGTCCTTATCTTCAGCCTCTTTAAGCATTTGACTTATAGTCTTGGAAGACTTCGTCTTGGAGCCTGAAGACTTGGGAGGCTTTGCCTTCGGATCTTTCTTCTTACTAGGTTTAGAATCAATGCGGTTTGGTTTTTTGTAATCCATTATTAAAAGTCGATGCTCCCTGCTCTATTAGTTTTATGAAGAGGCTTCAGGATGCTTGAAATCAAATAATCCTCACCATCATCAGCCTAAATAAGCCTGCGTCCGTGGACATCAACTATCCCGCCTGTAGACATGCCCCTGATTTTGCGAAGCCGACGAACAGCATCCTGACCATACGAGGCTGTCCTTTTTTTCTTCGGTGAATCCTTGGCTGATTTCCAGTTGTCACCTCCATGCCAAGCAGCAGCAGCAGATGCAAAGTCCATCCCATGATTTTTGTAGTGTCGAAGAAGTTCTTTTTTCTGAGCGGATTCAATTAAGGAATGAACCTCAGGGTCGGTAATTCCCAAATTTCCGCCATAGTCATACATGTCTAAAAATTCTTTAGACTTAAAATTTTTCTTCTTAGGGTCTTCGTACTTCGATCTATCTGATCCACCGTACTTAGCAGAAAGCTTCTGACGATCCCTGAGTAACATCAAAGCTGAAGACTCTTCTTCAGTCAGATCACCAGCAAGAGCAGATAGCATGGTGTCCACACGTTGACCGGTGGTTTGTAGAGGTCCGTAAGCCGTCGAGCCTTTCTTAGGTTTAAATCTAGTCCTAATGAAAGGCGTATTGGGGTCGGACTCTTTCTCTCTAATTATTCTATAGAAAGTTTCAAAGTCTACTTGATCCACAACTTCTCTATCTCTTAGAAATGTTACGAGTCATCTCCGAAACCATTCGGTCCATGGCTCGTCCTTTACGGAACGGAGTGCGGCTACCTACTAGTCCACCACCCATCATTCCAGAAACAGATTCGGCAATTGCAGGCGAGGAAGGAGCAGACCGACCCAAGAAAGCGTCCATGTTGAACATGGGAGCCGGGGCGGGAGCATCGCCCGCGGGACTGAAGATCCCAGATTTCATCGGAGAATATTGCCTTCCCAGAAAAGAAGACATGTCAAATGCTTCTCCAGCAGGGAGTCTGCTAGTCCCAGCACTGCTGCCGGTGTAGAATTCTGTAGCATAAGGATTGGTGGAGTAGTTCAGCCTAGGCTGACCGATGTAGGTATTACTCTCGGCTGACCGACCAAGGAAGGGAGTCTGTCCTCTCGGCTGCTGGCTCCTCTCGGTGCGCCGCCGCCTAGCGTAGTGCTTTATCAGAGGGATGTTGCTGGGGTTGAGCAGTCGCCCTGCGGCTCTCTCAGCATTCGCGAGCCCCCGCATCGCCTTAGTCGTGCTGTCCGCAGCATTATCGTAGTAGGCTATCGGATCTCGGAGACGCCCGTCCATCCTTCTTCCAGCTCTGGGAGCTTGAGCCCTTAGACGCGCACGAAGCGCTGCATTCGGATCGGAGATATAAGTAGTATAAGTAGCCATTAGTAGTAGTCTGCTTTGATCGGCATAAAGTCTTCTTCTCCATCCTCATCAGAGTCGAGCGGGAGGAAACCCCCCTGTCTGAATCGGATCAATGCTTGAGTGGACGCATCCACTAGGTCGTCGTGTTCGCCAGCAGGGAACGAGGCAAACTCTTCGACCACTTCTTCAGCAAACCTCTTCTGAGGACGCCACACAATTCCCGAAGCGAAGAGGTCGGCGACTGCGTTCACTCTTGCAATCTTGTCGTTCCCTCTGGACGGAGTGTACTCCTGAACAGGTATGCCTACTGCTCTCATTTCAAATATCAACGGCATGCCCGCTGCCTTGCCTTCGACGATGAGGGCGTCTGGTTCCCACTTCTTGTAATAGTCCAGAGCGAACTTCTTCAACTCTGGGAATTCCATTCTGTCTTTAAACGATGACAAGAGGATCAGGTTGGGTTGAAACTTCCCATCATCCCCCTCCCTATAGAAAACGCCCCAAGTCGTGCAGGCCGAGTAGTCTGATCGTTGCGTCTTGAGAAACGCCGTGTCCCAGGATTGGATGACGAACTCGCACTGCGGCGGCTCGTCCTCTTCCCAGATGTTCCACCACTCCCTCTTCACGATTGCCCCCTCTTCCGAGGTGGGATCCTGTTGGTACTGGGCTTGCCACTTTGCAGTGGGGAGTTCAGCCCTGAGCTTCTCAAGCTCTTCTAGTTTCCAGAACTGGGGCCAAAGAGCGCTGCCGGATGGGAGGATGGCAGGCAGCTCAATCACTTCCCATTCATCCGAGCCCGACCGTTGAACTGATGACTTTAGAATCTGACCAGTCAGATCCCGCTTATGCCAGCGGGTCATCACGATAACAATCGAACCACCGGGTTGTAGACGCTGACGAGGGCCGGAGGTGTACCACTCGTGTGTTCGGTCAAAAACGGAGGGGTCCGCGCTTTGACCTTCCTGCTCAGAATGAGGATCATCAATGATGAGCAGATCTGCGCCCTTACCCGTTACAGCGCCCCCGACCCCGATTGCGAAATATTCTCCTCCTGCACTGGTGTTCCATCGGCCTGCGGCCTTGGAGTCCTGCCTTAAAGAAACGCCGGGAAAAACTTTTTGGTAGTCCTCGCTACCAACTAGATTCCTGACCTTTCTACCAAAACCTACTGCCAGCTCTGCTGTGTGAGCAGTCTGGATAACTTTCTTCTCTGGGAAGCGCCCCAAAAACCATGATGGGAGAATGTAAGACGCGAACTCAGACTTCGTGTGGCGCGGCGGCATGTTTATGATCAGCCGCTTCAGTTCCCCGTTAGCCACTCTCTCGAAGGCTTTAGCCATCAACTCATGGTGGCGTCCCTCAATAAAGGACGGCCAGACTGTGTTGACGAACTTTAGATACTCCGCTTGTCCTTCTTCTTGGATCCTGGCTTGCTCGTGATTCTTTACAAGCCTGTGGAGCTTCTTGACATGATCAGGAGATAACTTGTCTAGGTTATCCAGAAGAGGCTCAAGCCTAGCTAGATCACTCGTAGTTGATGCCAAGACAAACCTTTGACCAGAACGTCAGACTCTTGATACATAAGTACTGGAGTCAGATAATGAATAACCAGAACATGACCAGACTTGATAGTCAGACTCAGCAAACAGAACGGCTCAGGGGCATCCAGCACCTGAGCCTGAGTAACCAGAGTAATACCAAACTCTGGAGATACATATGAGTATTGCTTCGCATAGTGAGTATAACATATACCCCCCCTTGACTGACAAGCCCCTGCCTGAAGAAAAATCTACACCCGGCACTACCCTAGGAGTCCCTAGACCGTCCAGATGAGTCTCAATATACTTTGTCATTGTATAGTGTCTGGGTAAACGGAAAATGACTTTTCTATCTCATCTACAATCTCATTGACCTCTTCGTAAGTCAGTACCTTGCCATGCCTGTCTTCAAAGAACT